TTGATAGTCATCAAGTACACGATGTTCTACACCTTCGTGATCAGTCCAGCGTTGTAGCATCATGTTGTTCCAGTTAAAGCCTTTATTGTCTTTATCTTCAAATGCTTCAATAAGACCAACTTTGTTCTTAGTACCTTTTGTACGTACACCAGGGTATGCACTAAACACATTATCACTTGTGTCACCACGCATACACTTTTCAAACAACATAAATTCTGGATTAGGAGCAGGCTTTGGCTCTTTAGTTTTCTTGTCAATAACAGGTTGCTTTTTCTTATCGTCAAAGTAACCTTCATGTGAAATAATTGTATTACTAACACCATTGTACTGTGTTACGTTCGGGCCAATAAGTTGTGCAAAGTCACCGTCAGTACTAATAATAACATGTTTGTCATTAGGGTGTGCTTGTACCCAACCTGCAATAAGATCATCTGCTTCTAGTTGTGGATGTTGCATTACAGTACAGTTAGTCTTTGTACTCACAAAGTCTTTAAACTCATCGAACATCTCCCAAAACACTTTATCTTCTTCAGCCTGCGATTCAGTAAGTGCATCACGTGCAACTTTTCTGTTACGCTTGTAAGGCTCGTAAAAGTCCTTACGCCAGCTACGTCCTTCTAAACAGAACACAACATGACTACCGTCAAAGTCAGCCCATGCTTTCTTAATACTGCTTAGTGTAATATGAAAAGCCATGCCTACCTTTGTATCAAGATCACCACGTATAACGTGTCTTGCACGAAAGAATGTATTAGCTGTGTCTACTAGAATGTATGTCATTAGTTTGCCTTTGTAATTAATATAGTAGTATTATAGCACCAGATCTGGCTGTTGTCAAGCATTATTTAACTTCAGCTTTACCATTATTGTCTGCTTTACTAGTTTCAATATATCCCATACCTCGATCAGTTTGTTGGCCTTCTTCATCTAACATCTGTGTAGCAATAGTTCTAAACCATTGATCGACAATATGTTCTGGTTGTTCGCCTGAGTATCCTGCATCAATAAGTTGTTCAATAAACTCATTATTCCAATCGAGCTCAAAGAACCCGTTCTTAATGTTATCCGGATTCACTTGTGTATCTAGTACTGCTACCCAAGGCTTCTTATCTTTAGTTGCTTGTGCTTTTTCTTTTTCAAGAATAGCTCTACGTTGTTCTTCTGCTGTAAGTTTTTTTACTTGTTTAGATTTCATACCCAACGCTTTTTTTACTTTATCTAACATATATTACCATCCTGCCTTTCTTATTTTATCTTCGTTAATAGGTGCCTTCATAGCCTTCTCAAGTTGTTCATTTGTTTCTTGTTTGATTGCATGTAATGCATCAAGTTCCCCACGCATTTCCGAAGAGTGATATGTGTAGTCTTGGGGTAAATCTCCATCCTTCTGCCATACACGCTTCAGCCACGTCTTTAACGTTGAGGGCATATTCTTCACTGCGTCCACCCAACGGCATAAGATATACTGGACATTGTACCCCGGCACCTTGATAAGCACTGACAGCCTTTTTAACTTCATCAAAGTCACTTTGAGTAGCGACAACAAACTTAAAATACATGTCGCTATCAGTAACAAGGTTATACTCACTAGCCACATCAGGCTTAATAGCAGTATCCCAAGGTTCTCCGCTAACGCTAAGTTTTGGGGAACAAGACCAAGTGACTTGGATTCTGTCCTGATCGTTGAGATAGTTAAAGAGATCTTCGTGTAAAGGTTGTGTAGTGTTTGTTTCAAATGTGACATTCCTTAAATCCTGCATACGTGGATGTTCAAATAGTTCTACGTACAGTCGTTGCCACGCCAACAACGGTTCGCCACCTGTCATGATCAAGTGTACGTCTTGACCGTTTTCCTGTACCCACTTACCGTTGGGAGTAAGTGATAGCAAATGTTCGACTACTTCGTCAACTGTTGCTTGTCGATTAAAGTGTTTAAACTCTGGATAGATACTTGCATATGTATCACAACCTGTATGAATGATAGGCAAGTCGTTAAACTCTTTTGTAGTTTCGTGTACGCCAGCGTCAAGTAATCCTTGTACTTCAGCATTATGAATAATGCCTGCTTTTTGTTTTACATCACGCATTGGTTCATTTTTTAAGCCAAAGTTCATACAACGGAAGTTACAACCGAAGGTGCGTAGGAATACACTAGGTACTCCTACAAACTTGCCTTCGCCTTGTACACTATAAAATGCTTCTGAGTATCTTAGTTTCATAGATGATTTCCTATTAACTGCTTCATAAGAAGGATAACCTTTTTCATATACTGGTGCTATCATCTTGGAGCAAACTCCTGTTGTAGTTTAATATTATCAAAGAACTCTTTCTTTGTGCTAGGATCAGTTTTAAATGCACCTTTGAGTACACTTGTTTGTGTAAGACTACTATGTGCCATAATGCCTCTATTCTCACAACAACCGTGTGTTGCTTGAATATAAACGCCTACGTCATTGGCATTAGTAGCATCCATGATCTCTTTAGCAATATCATTGCATAGTTCTTCTTGCAATGTACCACGTCTAGCACACCATTGCGCAATACGTGTATACTTCGAAAGTCCAATAAGTTTGTCGGCAGCAATAATACCAATGTATGCAACACCACTCACTGGTTGGTGATGATGTGAACAAACACTTTTAAGTTCACTGCGCACTACTAGCATACCTTCATACTTGTCTTCTGCTGTATTAGGAAATGCTGTTGCATTAGGTGCTTTAAAATAACGACCTTGCATAAGCTCATGTATATACATTTTAGCAAGGCGCTTTGCAGTACCTTCACTGTTAGGATCGTTATCAGTGTCGATAATCAATGTTTCAAGTACATCTTGAAACTTATAAGCAAGTTCGTTTTGTATTTCTTGTAGTTCAAACTCGCTAATGTGTTCACTAATATTATCATTAGCAAAAAAGCGAACGCCGTTTTTACGCAAGCGCTCGCGGACGACTTCACTTACTTTAACTGTAGCTACAGTATCAGTATCAAGTCCAGTATTGTTTTCTATCATTTATTTCTCCGAGTTATAGACGTGGATGTCTATATAGTTTATAGTAACATTATTTAGGCAACTTGTCAACTAAAATGTACGTTTAACATTTCAATACGATCAGTTGCTGCTGCCATTTTATCAAGTTCTTCTTGAATAGCTTCTACAATATCACTGTGTTCGCCAATACCTACACTATGATTCATATAAACCAAAATATTTGTTTTAGCACGTTCTAGCTCACCTTCGGCATGCATCCGTGCTGCCTTTACTAATTGATCACGCATCTTTTTTCTCCTTTAATGCTTGTCTTTTATTGTATTCTTCTAGTTTAACACGATATTCATCTTCTGTCAAACTATGCCACCCAACACAACGGCCTGTTGGGCTTCTTCCGCAACCACAACTCATATTATCTCCTTAATCATATTCCCACGGATATACTAGCCAGACGTTTTCTTCTGACTTGTTTACTTCATGCCACCAATAGTTTACATCAGGAAACTCACTGCTGAAGTTTTCTGTCATAGTAGCAAATCTTACATTTTGTCCCCATATAGTATCCCAGTTAGGACTGTTGGGCATACAACTGCTTTGCCAATCTTGTTTGATCCACTTGAACGTAGCACCAGTATCGTTGATGTCGTCTACAATCAGAATGTTCTTTTTTGCAGAGTTATCACTTGTAGTTTTACTCCAAGTGTCGCTTCTATCTTTTATTTCTACATACCCAAACGCATCATCTGCCATCCAGCAGTTGCTTTCACATTCTTCACCTGGTTTGCCGTCTCGTAGTTTAACTTTAAGTGTTTCCATTCTACAGTCTAGCAGGTTACTAATACGCAATGCTAATGGCAGGCCGCCCCTTGTAATACCTACAACATAGTCTGGACGCCAGTTGTCTTTGTACATTTTGAGTACAATACTTGTAGCCGCTTCGTGTACGTCATTATATGTGTAGTGGTGTTTTTTAGTTACCATTAGTAGTCTACCCTTTGCTCAATGTGGTCTAAGGTAAAAGGACCAATTTTAGTAGATCTATTTAATAAAAAGGTTGTTCCACTACTTGCTAAAATAGCATTAAGTCTATTTAGACGCTCAACGGTAGCTTTAAGCTCTTCTACTATTTTTTCTATTCTTGGTTCTTTCATTACCATCCAATCCTTTCCCACGGTACATCTTTGTTTCCAAAGTGTCCGTATGTACAGTTTTCACTATAGTTAGTATACTTGAATAAATCAAATCTGTCAATGATTCCTTTTGGAGTCATATCAATGTTGTCTTTGATAAACTTTTGAATACTACGGTTGTGTCCATTTGAATCCACATAGATACTAGTAGGTTGTTTAACACCAATGGCATATGATAGTTGAATTTGACACCAATCTGCCATATTATCAGCTACTACGTTCTTGGCGAGCCATCGTGCCATGTAGGCGGCACTTCGGTCGACTTTTGTTGGATCTTTGCCACTAAACGCACCGCCACCATGAGGAGCAAAACCCCCATAAGTATCAACAATAATTTTCCGCCCAGTAACACCTGCATCACCGTCAGGACCACCAATAACGAAATTTCCAGTAGGGTTAAGATGCCATGTAGTTCTTTCATCGACTAAGTCTCCTAATACATTTAATGCAGCAAGTTGACTGATATTTCTTGCTTGCTCTACTTGTCCTTCACCATGTTGTGTTGAAATAACAACTTGGTCAATACGTTGTACACGCCCACCATCATACTGTACACTTACTTGTGATTTTGCATCAGGTCCTAATACGTGCTGTTTTTGTTGTTTTAATTCTTTTAAAACTTCGTGTGCATAGTAAATAGGTGCAGGAAGGTATGCGTCATTGTCGTTACACGCATAACCAAACATAATGCCTTGATCGCCTGCACCAAAGTCGTCTGTGCCTAGTGCAATGTCTGCACTTTGTGAATGGATTTCATTGTAGATGTTTAGTTTATCCCAATGAAATCCTTCTTGTTCATAACCAATCTCACGAACTTTGTTGCGGACGATTTCTTTAACTTCATCTTTGCTTACGTTAAAGTTTTTTACTTCGCCCGCCAACGTTACATGGTTAGTGGTTACAAGTGTTTCAACTGCTACACGAGTAGTTTCATCGCCTGCTTTAAGTCCAGCGTCAACTAGTGCATCTGAGATCTGGTCTGCCACTTTGTCAGGGTGACCGTCACTAACACTTTCGCTTGTAAAAATATAGTTGTTCATTTTTTCCATTCATCCATTTCTGTTTTTATTTCATCGCCTTGTGTATCGTTGGCAATACCTCTTGCAATAGCTTGAATATCGTCAATAAGGTTTTGACATGCTGCCTTATCATATTCTTTATAACTAATCTCAGCAAACTCGTTGCGAACTCGGTGTAATAGTATTGCTTTATCTTTCATTAAGTTAATACGATGTATAAGATCTTCAATAGTATGTAGCATTAAAAGTAATCCTCCAGTGTGCCTTTACGCTTTGTATCTAGTGTAGCACAGTGGAAGCCGCCGCTCATACTACGTGCTTGACGCATAGGTAGTCCGATGGTATCAATACCATGCTTGCCCAAGATGCGTCTTAATGACTCTTGCTTTTCGTCTACAATAACCAGTTCCTCATTAACACTTAGGAAGTTTAGACCAATGTAAGGACTACACGGAGCAACACCTGTGTTTGCTGCTGGAACGTGTAAGTCTTCTTCGCCTACCCAAATCTTGTCCCAGTCTTTGAAAATAGGCGGATACCAGTCTTCACTCAGTCTACCTGCATTAAACAACACAAGCCCGGGACGCAGTGGTAGTACAGTGCTATCAAAGTGTGCAAAACTATAATACTTTTCTGCAACGTGTAATCTATACCCCCTGGGCTCTAGAATAGTTTTGAGCCATTGGAACCCTAGTTGATTGCCACTGTTGCTTACTTGACACAACAAGTCTCTGCCTAGACGTACAATGTTAGGTGCATCAAAAATAATCTCTTTGTTTACTAGTGTAGCATCTGCTCTGTCTTCTAGTTGATAGTTGTCGTCTGTTAGGATAGGCTTAGGAGCATTGATCCATTGTGTGCCTTCTTCCATCCATTTGTACAAGTGTTTGTAATATGCTCTAGTTTCAAAATAACGTGCCCGCATAGGTGAAGGGCATTCAATGATCATATTATCCAACG